GAGTCCAAGTCATCAAAACCCGATCTATTAACGGCAGGTTTTGAATTAGTTTGGGCAGGTTTATTATTGTCGGTTTTTTCCCCTCCGAGCAAGCGGATCGTATCAGCCTTAACGTGGGTTGAGGTTTTTTCGACACCATTCTTGTCGGTATATTTCTGAGTTACAAGCGACCCTTGGATAAAAACCATTTTCCCAGATTTTATGTATTTCTCAGCAATTTCGGCTAATTTACCAAAACAAGTGACGTTATGCCACTCAGTTTTAGTCATCATTTCCCCAGATTTATCCCTCCACTTTTCGGAGGTTGCAACCGAAAAATTGGCAACCAGGTCTCCAGATGGCATGGCTCTGATCTGGGGGTCTTTGCCGACATTACCGATAACTTGAATTTGATTGAACATTTGATTCCTTTTCTATTGCGTCTGCTAAAAGTTTAAATTGCACCGATGTAAAAAGATTAGACCAATGCAAAATTTCATGTTTGCCTAAATACTCATAAGCAACTGTTAAAAAATACCACTCTAAATGCCTGAGTTCGTAGTAATTTAATTTACTTGTGTCCATTTTTTGTCTGCCAAAATTGAAGTAAGTTTTTAAACATTAACCAACCCTTTTCTAATTCTTCCTGAGTCCATTTGTGAAGGACAACAAGGCCAGGGTTGGTGCGAGATACAAAAGCATTGGCGCACTCAGCATGGGGCAGTCCAAGGCCAACTCGGTACGCTGCTAGTTGCATCAAGTGTTCGTCATACCCAACAATCTTGTCTCCAACGTCAAATTCTTTGGTCTTAACGTCAATGACAACTCCTCGATCAGTCTTAGTATGTAAGTCGGTTTTGCCTCCAAATCCGTCCTCATGGGCAAACGACATTTCAGGAATCCAAATCTGGGAAGCATAGTTTTCACGCATAAGATTGTCAAAAGATTGGCAATGTTCTTGATGCGCCCCATAACCCCGACCCTCATAAAATCCTTGAATTGACGCATGGATTTCAGTACCTCGGTTAGCAGCCTCCTTGCCCTCCTCTTTGGAATCGGACATGATCCTAGCAATCCATTCTTCCTCGGTCTCCTCCGCACGTTTGGGAAGGGTTAGTGCAGCCATAAGCACCTGACGTTGTAACCAGACGTTTAATGCAGGCTTGGCAGCGACATTCAGAATGGTTGTGACGGATGGGACAAGATTCATTGTCCGAGCGTCTCTGAGCGTTGTGTTGCGCTCTTTGCCGTTCTTTCCAATGACGGTATACATTGGATTCCCCTGGCGGTCATACCAATGTTGTGACTCGGATGCTCTGGTTTCGTTTTGTGTTGTCATACTAATCCCCCTAATTTTGATTTCAATAAGTCTTTTGCTTTGATGGTTGCTACTTTGTATGTTTCGTTGTTTACGCAATATTTATATGCAGCCTTAAAAGCCTTTTCTAGTTCGTCAAGGTTTTGGCAATCTCCAATTGCGGTAATCAAGTCGGCAGCTACTGATTCGTTAAATGCAGGTTGTTGGACAACTGTTTTAGGCTTGGACGCTGAATTACTATCATCATCTTCTGGAGCAATACCACAAGCAGCCATCAAAGAATATCTACGAGCGTAAGTCAATGCTGAACCGTACCCCTGGGGGTCTTGTTTGGACGCAGGAACGTGTAAAACACCACACTCGATAGTTTCCCCCGACTCATGCAAGAAAACCGTTTCTACGCTGACTCCAGTAGCGTCCTCATACAATTTCTGCATCATTCCAATACCGTTGTTGTTCAAAGCGTCAATGACGGCCTCCACACAAGCTGCAAGGTCGGCATACCGAGATTTAAAGTGTGGATTGGTGGAAGTTTTGAGCGCAGGCCCAAATTCCCTCTGTGCTCTCACAAATGCCGTAGCAATCAATTTACCGCCTGAATTTGTTGGTTTATCAGTCATACTTGTGCCCCAGTTAAATATCCAATAATAAAAATAAAAATAATGATGCAACCGTAAACAACGATTTTGTCTTCTTTATCCATTATTTGTACTCCTTAATGGGTGGATACTTAGCATCAAGTTCAAGTCCACGAATAAACTTGATTAGTTCAGCCTGGGAGTTGATTTTGTGTCCTGTATAGTCATGGACAAGGTTTAAGACTGATTTGATACCGTCTTGGTATCCGTCTTTGTAGTGATCCAAATTGTCTTTGGAAGGGAGAATGTTATGTTCCATCTTCAAATTTCCTTAGTTAAAAATGACGTACAGGTTTGTAGCGTCTGAGTTTATTGTAAGGCTATTTTGACAAAAAAGGAACAATTTATAAAATATTTTTAATTAATTTGAATATTTGTCAGTTTTAACTTACAATTACCGAATGGAAAAAGAAACGGCAATCAGATTAGCAGGCAGCGCAAGTAAATTGGCTAGACTCCTTGGAGTCAGTCGGCAGAGCGTATTTGCTTGGAAGACTCTGCCTGAAGGTAGGGTTTGGCAATTAAAAGTATTGCGTCCAGATTGGTTTGACGAAATAAAAAGGTTCTAAGTGAAATTCGATGAAATGGACTTTTTTTGTCTTTATTTTTTAATTGAATACGATCAACCTTGGTTTTTATGGTTTTTTTGGATAATTATTATTTATTTAAGGAAAATTTAATGTATACTTTTAAGCGTCTGAGTGGCATCAGACGTAAGACGCAAATTATTGTTAACCTCATAGATTCCTGTGTGGTCTTGCTAGACAATAAACCAACTTTTGATTTGCGTCATACGTTTGTTGTTGCTCTCGCCAAGAGCCAAGACCACAGAGTAATTTATGAGGTTTTTTGCTTTTGGAGACCGTACTCCACACGAAAGCAGAGCATTTGCATGGATGGCTTGGAACAAAACACCGTACACAGATACACCCCTGTGCAAAACTCGACTGAACTTGATTTAGGTATCAGTAACCTCATAAGTACATGGTGGAACAAGACTTATGAGCAAGCGAATAAATCCCTCATGGGCACTTGGGTTTCTTTTGTTATATTTAAAGATAAACAATTGATTCTGGAGAAGGTAGGTTCTATCCACCCTTGGCAGAGCTTTGACTAAAGAAAAAGGAAGAAAAAATGGAAACTAAATTTGAATTATTTTGGAAGACTTGGCCTAAAAGTACACGAAAGGGAGGAAAGTCTAAATGCGAGAAGGTTTGGAATAAGACTTATTGCGAATCATGCGCTGATCAAATAATTAAGCACGTTGAATGGCAAAAAACAACTGATCAATGGAGAAAAGACAACGGAGCTTTTATTCCTGCTCCTTTGGTTTACCTTAATCAACAAAGATGGGACGGAGCAGAGATACCTGAAATTTCTACTTTAGTACAGGAACGTGATCCTTACCTGGTTAAACTGGATGAAGAACGCAAGAACTTTGTGCCTATGCCAGATCACATAAGAGAAAAAATTAGGGGAATTGGAAGATGAAAGTTTTACCAATAAAATCTGAAGAAACATATCCTTGGTTATTAAAAAAACACTATGCAAAAAGAATTCCTATGATTCAATATGCTTTTGGTTTGTATGAAGAAAGCATATTAATTGGTGTAGTTACTTATGGAATACCTGCATCAAATAATTTATGTTTTGGTGTTTGTGGCAAAGAATATTCTGATAAAGTTTTGGAATTGAACAGAGTTTGTTTGTTGAACAATGAAAAGAACCAAGCAAGTTTTTTAGTGGCTAACAGTTTAAAACTTTTACCCAAACCATGTATCATAGTTTCTTACGCTGATACAGAAAAAGGTCACGTTGGATATGTTTATCAAGCTACCAATTTTTTATATACTGGTCTTAGTGCTAAAAGGGTAGATTGGCAAATAAAAGGTATGGAAGATAAGCACGCAAGACATATGGGTAAATCTTTAGAACAGATTAAACAAGATCATGGAGATGATTTTTATTATAGAGAAAGATCAAGAAAACATAGATATGTTTACTTCCAAGCAGATAAGAAAGAAAAGAAAAAGCTAATGCAATTATTGAATTACAAAATTGAACCTTATCCTAAAGGTGATACTTCAAGATATGACTCAGGGGGTAAAGTTTCAACTCAGGAATTATTATTTGTATGATTAAAACAATTTGGCAACGAGTACCCAGACATTGTGAAGTGCTTGGAATATGCCAGGCCAGAAATTGTGAAGGTTGTCCACATAAAGACCCTTTTGAAGATTCAATTGTCAGCAGAGAAGTTTTAAAATTAACCACTAACATAGGAGCAAAAGCAAAACCAGAAATGAGAGCTTGGATATTTGAAAAAGATTAATCAACAACTAAGGAAAATTAAAGATGAAAACTCAAAATATGATGATATTTGAATATTTGGTTAAAGGAAAATCGTTGACTGCGATGGACGCTTTAAAACTATTTGGTTGCTTTAGACTTGCAGCAAGAATTGCAGAGCTTAAAACAACAGGTATTGAAATAGTTTCTACAAGGAAACAAGTCAAAAACCAATTTGGCAAAGACGTAATTGTTGCAGTTTACTCACTAAAGGCTTAACCATGAAATACTTACTCATAACACTCTTGGCCCTAGCTGGGTGCTCTACTCCCAAACTAGAAACTCCAACTCAATACACTTATACATCCCCTCCAGTTGTGCCAGTCAGAGTTGATCCACAGGCGCAACAAATGTCTAGGTCTGAAGTAGTGTCAGCCACTATCCAATGCGAACAAGACGGTCTCAGAGCAGTTCCAATCATGTCTAAGCGCATAATTTCAGGCATGATGAGCGACATTGTGATCGACATCCAATGTTTACCCAAACGCAACATTTTTGATGTGAAATTGTAATGAACGCAAAAAAAGCAAAAGCACTCAGAAAGTCATTGAAGGAAAACAACATTGACATTTTAGATAACACTTATTACGCTGATTTGAGACAAATTGGAGGACAGATTCAACTCAAAAAGGAATCAGGCCGATCAATGTACCAAATGATAAAGAAGTCAATGTATGACTACGGACAAAAGAATATTCATTCTAAGTCACTCTGAGGCCAGGCAAAGAGCTAAAGACTTTGTTGGAATTGCTCCCGAGGGATGGGTTGTGGAGTTCAAACCTGCAACTCGAACTTTGGAACAAAACGCAAAACTTTGGGCATCTTTGTCTGACATATCAAAACAAGTTGTCTGGCATGGACGCAAGCTAACCTCTGAGGAATGGAAGTTTGTGTTCTCCAGCGCAATTAAAAAACAAGAAGTTGTACCTAATATTGACGGAACTGGGTTTGTGGTTCTTGGTCAATCGACTTCTAAAATGACAAAAGCAGAAATGTCCGAACTTTTGGAGTTAATTTTTGCTTTTGGTGCTGAACATAATGTTAAATTTGAGGATCAATATGCCGAGACCTAAAACTGAATTAACTGAATCAAACACTACAATTTATGTGAGATTGACTGCAAAACAAAAAGAAATGTTTAAAGATATTGGAGGCGCAGATTGGCTAAGAAACTATCTTCAGAGACAAATCAGGTCTGAAGAAATTGGTTTAGGTTTACCCACTTTAAAGGATAAATATGATTCAAGTACCTTACAACACAGGTAAAGTGAAGATCGGTTTCAGATACGATCCTCAAATTAATTATTGCAATCCAGATCAAGATTGGATACAAAAATTACTACTTAGTTTTAAAATATGAACTGGGAGGTTAACAAGGCGTTCCAGGATGTCAGAGTTGAGAATTTTCCTTGTTTCTGCTCAACCTAGTAAATGACCAAATGGACTCCCAATGACTAAATGTAAGATTTGCAGGTCTGAATTTGTCAGACGATCTATGAGCCAAAAGACTTGCGGATTGGAATGTGCCTTAACCTGGCTACATCAATCCAAGGCAAAGACAAAAGCAAAGGTTGATAGATTGGATAGGGTAGAGACTAAAAAAGCCTTGGAGAAGCTAAAAACTCGGTCGGATTGGATTAAAGATGTTCAAGTGGTATTTAACCAATACATTAGACTCCGAGACCAATCCGAACCCTGCATATCTTGTTTGAGGCACCATCAAGGCCAATATCACGCTGGACACTATCTGAGCACAGGGGCTAGACCAAATCTGAGGTTTGACGAACAAAACGTCCATAAACAATGTCAACCCTGCAATACTCATTTATCAGGAAATCTGATAAATTATCGAATAAACCTTATAAAAAAAATTGGATTGGATGAGGTTTTGCGACTTGAAAACGACTTTGAGCCTAAAAAATACCTAATTGAAGAACTAAAAGAAATTGTCCAAATTTATCGAAAAAAGGTTAAAATGCTAAAAACGGTTGATTGACAACCTAAATTTTGTGATAATCCGATTTATTTAAGGGGATTCCCATGCCAAATTACCAAGGTGTTGCAACGGACGAAGCCAATCTGACGTATCTTAATTTCTTCAATGATGCGTTTTTGCCGATTAAAAGTGTTTACAACACAACGGCTACATTAAGTCCTGCAGCCGTTGGCGCAGCAACAACCGCAGAGCAAACTTTTACTGTAAATGGTGTTTTAGTTGGTGACGTAATATTTGTTAACAAACCAACTGCACAAGCAGGTCTTGGAATAGTAGGCGCAAGAGTTTCAGCAGCTAATACAGTTGCAATCACATTTGCAAACGTCACAGTTGCATCAATTACCCCAACTGCATCCGAAGTCTATCGGATTGGTGGACACCGTTAACCCCTAGGAGATAAAAATGGCAAAAATGGAAAAAATGGAATATGAGTCAGATGCAGCAAAAGACAAAATGGGCAAGACTGGTCTAAAAGACCCAGGCCACTTACAAGTCGCTGCGAACTACGCAACAGAGTGCAGAGATGGCACAAAGCCTTATATTCGTCCTCCAATGGGGCCAGTAAAAGAGCCTAATCTGACAAATGGAGTTCCAATGCTCCCACAAAAGAATATCAATTCTGGTAACAGATAATGGCAACTAAGGTCGCTAAAAAGGTTGAAGTTCTATCTATGCCGAGCCGAGACATGGCTCAAGAGAAGAAATGGCAAGCTGAGAGCGATTTAAGGACGCTCCAAGCTGCCAGGGAGATCGAGGCAAGTAGGACTAGATTGGCTGCAGCAAAGAGATGCGCTGACGATCAAATGAAGGCTTTATCTCGCATAAAGATGAAAAAATGACAATGGGTAATTCAAAAGCCATTGGTGTTGCTTATTCTGATCAAAACATTCAGGGAGCAGATATTGTTTCTGCTAACAATGTTATTGCAACTGGTCAGATAGGGTATGCTGCAGGGAATTACACACAAGTCACTCAGTCTAGCGTCAAAACGAATGGTGTAACTTGTAATACTCCATCTGGTTCAATCATTACTGCCAACTCGCAACTCGCTCCAGGGGCGCAAGCCGTATTTACTGTAAGTTGTTCGGCAGTAAGCGCAAAAGATACAGTTATTGCAAGTGTTGCAAGTGGTGGAACACTTGGAGCTTATAACGTATTTATTGCAGCAATTACAAATGGGCAGTTTACAGTTGTGATTAAAAACTCAACGAACAATGCTTATTCAGAGGCAGTCACAATTAATTATGCAATTCTCCACACGCAAGGATAATCATGTTAAAGAAATCAGCCTCAAAGAAAGCATTTAAAGAGAACGTGAAAACAGAAATCAAAGAAGGCCGTCCAGTTAAGCAAGCGGTTGCAATTGCTTACTCTGAGAAAAGACAGGCAGAGAAAAAGAAAAAGAAATGAAGCACGATAAGCCAATCCCTCACAAGACAGTTGGTAAGGGTAAGACCTATAACCCAACAAGTAAGGGCGCAGGGATGACGGCAAAAGGTCGGGCTGAGTACAACGAGAAAAACGGATCACACCTAAAACCGCCTGCTCCAAATCCGAAAACAAAGAAAGATGAGGGGCGCAAGGCTAGTTTTTGTGCACGCATGGAAGGTGTTGTAAAAAACGCAAAAGGGCCTGCTGAAAGGGCTAAAGCATCATTAAAGAACTGGAAGTGCTAATGAAACCTGGACTTTATGCGAATATCCATAAAAAGCAAGAACGGATAAAAAAAGAAAAGGCCGAGGATAAGCCAGTTGAAAAGATGAGGCCAGTTGGGTCAAAGGGTGCTCCAACTGAAAAGGCATTCAAGGAGTCTGCAAAGACTGCTATGCCTGCAAAACCAAAAAAGAAGAAGTGAGCAGGTCTAACGTCACAATAGACATTGATGACGAAACAAGCGAAGTAACAATTCATATTCTTGGAGAAGGTTTGGCTTTACAGGTTGCACACGACTGGGTAACACTTCTTAGGCAACATGGATTTGACGTAGACATTGAACAACAACCGCAAACGATAAACTAAAATGCCCTCCTTGCAAGACTTATTAGACGCAGATAAGCCTTATTTTGGTAATCCAAATATTACCAAGCAAGGACAAAAAAGCACAAAATTAGCTCAATTAAGAGATGTAAACACTTTACCAGACCCTAAGACATACGCATTTATTTCGGGTTTAGCTGGAACTGCTCCAGATGAGATGGGATTTAGCGTATTACATCCAGACGCTGAAAACATTAAAAAATCAGCCGAAGCAGGATATGCTTTAAGTTTAATATCACAATTAGCACCTTTAGCACCAAAATACGCAAAAATTGCAGGAAGTGCAATTAATGACGCAATGGTTTATGGTGCAGGGCCATTGGCTAAAATAACTCCTCAACCAATGAGGATGACTACTTGGCATGGTAGTCCACACACATTCAACAAGTTTGACATGAGCAAGATTGGAACTGGTGAAGGGTCACAGGCTTATGGTCATGGGCTTTATGTTGCTCAAAATCCAAATGTAGCAAAAGAATATCAAAAAATAGTACAAGGCCCCGAATCTGCTGCACAACAATATTTGAAAGAATACAAAACTCGTAAAGAAGCTATTTCTGCTTTAGAGTATGGAATAACACCAAATTTAACACCTGAAGCTAAAAAATTCTCAGAAGATGCTATTAATATTTTGAAATCAGGAAAAGAACTTAAAGGAAATCTTTACAAAGTAGACCTACCAGACGAACACATAGCAAAAATGCTTGATTGGGATAAGCCTTTAAGTCAACAACCTAAAAACGTACAAAAAGCATTTAATTCAATTATCAAAGATTCCTCATTATTGGATGAAGATACTTTAAAAGGATTGAAATCTAACCCAGATCCAACAGGTAAATCGTTTTATACCCAATTAAGTATGAGCGACAAGATTGGTCATCCCTCCGAAGCATCTAATATTTTGAATAAACTGGATGTTCCAGGAATTAAATATTTAGACGAACAAAGCCGAGGAGCGGGTGAAGGAACTAGAAACTTTGTTATTTTTGACCCAAATCTAGCAAAGATAGAGGAAAGAAACTCAATTCCAATACCTCAAGACCCACACGCACCTAATTACTTGGAAGATGTACACAACGCATTATCTCAAAAACTAATTCAATCAAAAGGTTTATATGAAACAACACAAGAAGGCCCATTCCTCAGAGTCCGCCCACGCAACAATCAAGGAAACGCAAGCTCTGTTAGAGGCATTAGAGAAGAAGAACGGCCCATCCAAGGAAATACCACAGGATCATCTGGATACGACATTCCATCACGAATATCGGATGAGGAAATCAAAGCTCAAATAAAAAGTCCAAACAATTTAGCTAAACAGGTTGCTGATAATTATTCTTTAAGAACTCAAGGAAAACCATATGCTTTGCCTCAAATGGAGGAGAGTTCATTAAAGAAACAATCTGCAATTGGTCGCACGTTTATGCACGCTGCAACTGAAGACCCAGAATACAAAAAAGCAATATTTGAGGCATATAAAAAACAAATGCCAGAGTTAATTGAACAACATAACATTCAAAATTATGATGATTTAGTTAACAAATCATATAAACAATTGGCAAAAGAAACTGAAGATCAATTCAGAGAAATGCCAGTTAATATGAGTTATCATAAAAATGGCGAAGGAAATTACAAGTCTAGCGTTGAAATGCTCAAAGATGTACATGGAAATAATCATCTTTATGTTTATCAAGGTGGCGATCCCCACGATTTTCTAAATGCAATTGATCCTGAAACTGGATTAAACACAAACGAAAAATTTAGGGCTATTCACGATTATTTTGGACACGCAGTACATGGCAACACTTTTGGGCCAATGGGAGAAGAAACGGCCTGGGGCGCACATTCTCAAATGTTCTCACCATTAGCTAAATTAGCAATGACTGCTGAAACTAGAGGACAAAATAGCGTTGTTAATTACAGTCCTTTAAATGCTGAATTAAAGAAAAATCTTAATTTGCTAGAAAAAGCGATGGCAAGCACTAAAAATCCAGAAGATTTAAGTTTGCTGCAAGCTCAAAAAGATAAATTATGGGGAGAATTTCAATTTGCTCCTCAAAAATCCGTAATACTTCCTCCTGAATTTTCAGACGTAAATTACAAAGGCGGAATGCCTGAATACATTCAACCTTTAATTAAACCTAATCCAGAAACTGCAAAATCAACATTTTTAACTCATTTTAGTAATGAACCAAATTTAACATTTACCGATCCCTCAAGATATGGAAGTGGTATAGCTGGAGCAGAATCTGAAAGACTTAAAAATTATTCTGGTGCGGTAAAAGATAGGTCTTATTTTTATACTGGCAACCCAGAACAAGTAAAACCAGAGCCAGGTTTAGGAGCCTATAAATATATTTCTGAAGCAAACAATTTATATGATATTTCTCAAGACCCATTAAAATTAAGAACATTGGCACAAGAAGCTAATAGAACTCCTTGGAGATCGAATGTAAATGCAGGCCAAACTTATAATGTAGAAAGTGATTTAGAACGATTAATTAAAGAACATGGATACCAAGGCTATATGACTGGGGATGTAACTGCTCCGTCTGCTGCATTATTTTATAAAACCCCAGTTACTAGATATGACGAAATTTTATCAAAAATCAATCAAGATGTACATTCACCCAATTATTTAGAAGATTTACATAAAGCATTAGCTCAAAAACCAATAGACGTAACAGACGTTCACGCTCCAAACTACTTAGAAGACATACATAACCAACTGGCAAATCAACAATAAATTTGCAATTTGTCAGAATAGTATTACAATCTGACACTATGAAGAAAACAGTTAAATCACACCCCAACCGAACAGGCAGGCCCACTCTTTACAAAGAGCAATATGCCCAAGAACTCATAGATTATTTTAATCAGCCTGCATACTCAGAGAAAACAGTTATTCTCCCAAATGGAGTAGAACGGACTGAAAGATTATCTAATCTATTCCCAACACTAACCCGATTTGCTGCCAGTAGAGGTGTCACAAGAGACACTTTACACGAATGGGCTAACGCAAAAGATGAGAACGAAAGACTTAAACATCCTGAGTTTTCCGACGCATATAAGGTTGCAAGGCAGTTACAGGAGTCTGTTTTAGTTGAAGGTGCTACGGCAGGGGTCTTTAACGCACAGTTTTCAATCTTCACCGCAAAGAACATTTTAGGTTGGAGAGACAAGACCGAACAAGAGATTACAGGTGCATCTGGTGGGCCACTTCTTATGCAAGTAGCAACCGACAATGACGCTTAAGTACACAGAGAAACAGATTGAGGCCATGAAATTGATGAGTGGAGACCCCACTTACGTCATGCTATTTGGTGGGTCAAGGTCGGGTAAGACGTTCATCACTATCAGGCAAATAGTAACCAGGGCGATCAAAGCAGGCGGTTCAAGGCACACAATTCTCAGGTTTAGGTTCAATCACGTTGTCAACTCGGTGGTTTACGATACATTCCCAAAGGTGATGAAGATTTGTTATCCAACGGTCAACTATAAGTTAGATAAAACGCATTGGTTTGCGAAGCTGGACAATGGATCAGAGATTTGGTTTGGTGGATTAGATGACAAGGAAAGGACGGAGAAGATTCTAGGTATGGAGTTCAGCACAATTTACTTGAATGAGTCCAGCCAGATAGCTTGGGGTTCGGTTGGGATTGCAATGACTCGACTGGCTCAGAAAGTCAATCAGCAAATCATGGTGGATAAAAAGATTGAGATGAAGCCTCTTAAGCCAAGGATGTTCTTTGACTGCAACCCGCCAGATAAAAACCATTGGACGTACAAGTTATTTGTGCAGCGCAGAGACCCAGAGACAGGAACCAACCTTTACACTCCCGAGGATTACGCATACTTTCAAATCAATCCTAAAGACAATGTGGATAACTTGTCGGACGGATACTTAAAGACTTTGGAAGGATTGTCAGCCAGGCTCAGAAAACGATTCCTTGAAGGAGAGTTTACAGATGCTAACCCTAACCAATTGTTTACTGACTTGTACTTTGATCGTTGGCGCACTCAAGAGGAAGACTTACCTGAGTTTGTGCGAGTTGTTGTTGGAGTTGACCCTAGTGGAGCAGGAGACTCTGACAATGCTGACAATGATGCAATTGGCATTATCGTAGGAGCTTTGGGGACGGATGGGAACGCATACTTACTTGAGGACTGCACAGTCAAAGCAGGGCCTGCAACCTGGGGAAAAGTCGCAACAAGTGCATACGACAGGCACAACGCAGACATATTGGTGGGTGAGAATAATTATGGTGGTGCAATGGTTGAAATGGTTATTCAGGCATCTAGACCAAGAACTAACTACAAGTCAGTCCTTGCCACTCGATCAAAGATGGTCAGGGCAGAGCCGTTTGCTCCACTTTACGAACAGGGAAAAATCAGGCACGTTGGAAGGTTCGCAGATCTAGAGGAAGAACTTGGAGGATTTAGCACCAATGGTTACAATGGATCTAAGTCCCCAAACAGAGCAGACGCTTGGATTTGGGTGCTAACCGAACTGTTTCCTGCAATTTTGCGATCAAAAGTTGAGAAAAAATCACAAAATGCACCGAAAAAACAGTTTAATTCTAATAATTCACCTGGATTTTGGATGTAAACATGGCAACAAACACCGAAGACGAAATTATCCGCAGAGCGCACGACAACTTTAAACATTGTTTGGACTGGGAACAAGCGTCCCGACAAAGTTTTAGGGAGGACATGAGGTTCTTATTTGCCGACTCGGACAACCAGGACCAATGGGAGCCTGCGGTTAAGGCCAGACGCAGACTGAACACTCAGCCCATGATCACTATTAATAAGGTGCATACGCATTGGCTGCACGTTGTTAATAACCTAAAAGAAAACAAACCGTCTGTTAGCGTACATCCAACAGGAAATGAGGGAACTTATGAAGCTGCTGAAATCTTTGAAGGATTGGTTCGTCACATTGAGTACATATCTAACGCAAAAACTGCGTACGATATGGCAGCGGAGCAACAAGTAGGTGGTGGAATAGGATATTGGACGGTCACAACCGCCTACGCAGATGATTCCACATTTGACCAGGAGATATACATTCGGGAAGTTCCAGACGCAATGAGCGTTTATCTTGATCCACACATTAAGAAAAGGGATGGTTCAGACGCTCGGTTTGGGTTTATCTATGAAGATATGCCAAGGGAAGTGTTTGAGATGAAGTACCCAGGTGAGTCCGTTCCAATGGCTTATTCAGGTGGGGCGCAATCTTGGGTTACCAAGGATGTTGTTCGGTTGGCTACTTATTACGAACGTGAGAATAAAAAGGAATGGCTTTATTCAATCCCAAATGAAGACGGATCAATGAAGTTTGAGCGTCAATCAGATATGACTAAAGAAGAAGTCAAGATGCTGAATGAGGCTAT